TAACGATTGCAAAAGCTGTAAAGCAAAATATAGATTATCTTGCAACATCTAATAATATTAAAAGATTACAAACTGCAGTACGAACTGACTTTGGCATTGGTATAAGATTTGCTAAGTGGTTAGGATTTACTAACGAAGGATTAATGAAAAGCTACGGATTTGATGGTACTGATCATTATAGAATGGCAAGGATTTACTAATGGCACAAGCAATACCTTTTGTACAATTAGGCTTTCAGGTAGTTCAGGCAAAAAATCAAAATGCTGCTGGAAAATATAATCAACAAGTTTATAATAGAAATGCACAGATTGCAGAATTAGAAGCTGCACAGATTGAAAAACAAACAGAATTTGATTTACAAAGATTTGATCAAAAATTTGATCAACTTCAGGGACAAACTACAACTAGAATTTTAACATCTGGAGTAGAGTTGTCTGGATCTGGTTTAAGAATATTACATAACAATGATACACAAGCACAATTAGAAAGAAATACTATTAATTATAATTCTAAAATTGCACAACAATCTAAATTTAATGAAGCTAACTTTGCAAGAATACAAGGTGGAGTTGCAAGACAAGCAGGCAAAGCAGCGGCTATTGGAACTCTAGCTAGTGCAGCTTTTTCTTTTGGTCAATCAAAACCTGGTCAAACATTATTAGGAAGTGTACCTAACCCATTCGCTTAAACTATGCCAAAGATACCTACATATACAGCACAAACAAGAATGACAGCAGATGTTGCTGATATTAAAACTCAATATCAAGCACCTTTAACTGGTGGACCCATTGCTCAATTAGTTCCAGCGATGCAAAAACTAAATGATTATTATGTTGCTCAACAAGATTTAACAGAAAAGATTGAAGCTAAAAAAGAAACTTTTTTTATTAAAGGTGAAGCAGATAAATTTTTAAAACAAGAAGAAAATAATTATAATGAAACAAATGCTATTCAAAATTTTTCTAATAAATGGGAACAATTAACAAAACAAAAATTATCTGATATTTCTAATCTTGGTGTAAGAAATAGAATAAAACAAAATTTAGATCTTGAGTATGGTGATTATGTTTATAATATTAAAAAACAATCATTTAAAGCATTAGAAACTGAAAGCACAAATACTTACAATAATGAACAAAATACTTTAGCTGCAAAGTATACAACTTATAAAGACAACCCTATTATTAAAGCACAAGTTAAAACATCAATGTTAGATAATGCAACTGACTTTGTTAAATCTATGCAATTATCTCCAATAGATGAAATAAATAAAAGAAATGCAGTTGAACGTGATTTATTTTTATTAGATTTAGATTCTGTTATTGGAACACAAAATGCTAAAGAAAATTTTACTAAGATGGATGAGGCATTTGGTGCTGCAAGATTTGTTAAAGATGATGAGTTATCAAAAGCATTATTTGTTACTTACAAAGAAAAGATTTCTAAGATTGCAGTTAAAGGAGATCCTAATTCTGATTATGATAGAGCCATCCAGATAGCAAATGAGTTTGAAACATTACAAAGAGCTAATGGTACAAAAGTATTAAAAGGAAAACAACAAAGTGATTGGAGTGATTTTAAACAAAACTTATTATCTGAGTCTATAGCACACGATGAAATTAGAACTAAAGTTGTTCAAGGAACAGAAGTTAATGAATATAGTGTTGCTCAAAAAGATATATTACAAAAAACTTTTTATAATGCAATCATTCCAGATTTATCTGGTCAAAGAAATAAAACTTTAGCAACAGAATCTGGTTTTGAATATGATCAAAGATTTAATCAATACTTAGCTGCTAATCCATCTGCTTCTAAATTAGAAAAAAAAATATATTCAAAAGAATTATCAAATTTATTAATTGATAAATATAGAGATGCAGACATTGCAAACATTACAACATTTGATTTACAGAAAAACAAATTTAACATTATAAGAGAGAAACAACAAATAGCTGACGCCATTACTGCTTACAATTTAAATCCAGATGAAAGAAATATATTAAAAACATACGCTATATTAAATGGATATAAAGATAAAAATGGCAACCCAAATATTAATGCTTTTTTAATTGAGTATAAAAAAAACATTGAAGCAAAACAGAAAGAGTAAATGCCTACTATTGATCCATCTTTACAGGAGTTTTTTTCTACACCAGATACTCCTAATAAAAATATAAATACACAAACTGTTCCTATTACAGAAACAGTAAAACCTGAACCTAAACCTACTGGTAAACCTGAATCTGTTAATCCTGATTTATTAAATTTTTTTAATCAAGAAAAAGAAAATTATCAAAAGATACAACCAAAACAATCTGGTTTAGTTAAAGATCCTAAAGAAGATAATTTTGGTTTTTGGCGTACTGTTGGAGATATGACTTTATCAATTCCCCAAGGTGTTGTTAATGCTGTTGAAGAACAAGGTGATTTCTTAGATGAAAATATTGTATCATTAGGTGGTATTGAGTTTGGCGATAATAATGGCAAACTTTCTTTTAGAGATTTTATTCCACAATATGTTTCACCAACAAGATGGAAAGAAGGAAAATATTCAGAAGAAAGACAATTACCATTATTTTATAAACCTAAAACATTAGCTGGAAATATTACTGAAGGGGTATCAAGATTTATTACTGGTTTTTATGCACCAAACAAATTTCTTAAAGGAGCAGGGTTAGTTGGTGGTTTTACTGTTACAGGATTAAGAGGTATGAGTGCAGGAGCTATTGCAGATCTTACTGTATTTGATCCTAATGAAGGAAGATTATCTGATATGTTGGTTGAGTTTGACTCACCAGTGTTAAACAATGCTGTTACTCAATATCTTGCTACTAATGAAGAAGACACAGAAATGGAAGGAAGATTAAAAAATGTTTTAGAGGGTATGCTTATTGGTGGACCACTTGAAATATTATTTGGAATTAAAGCATTTAAAAAAGCAAAAGCTACACAAAATTTTGATGAAAAAAATGCTATTTATAAAGAAGCTGGTGAAGCAATAAAAGAAGTACAAGCTGGCAATACAACATCACCAGCTGTTAGAAAAGCAATCGTTGATGGTAATCCTGCAATTAATGTAGATGAACTTATAAAAGAATTTAAAATTGGTGAAAAGACTGCAAAAGCAGATTCAGAATCTTTTATTAAAAAAATATTAAATACTAAATCATTTAGAAATGCTGAACATGTTCTTAAAACTATAGATGATGTTGCAGAACAATTTGATGATGCTACTAAAAACTTTTTAGAAAACGATGTATTAAGAAATGATGTTGCAGAAGGGTTAGCAAAAAATATTGCAAGCAGCAAAGATGAAATATTAAGAGCATTACCAAAACAAACTGAAGCTGCTAAGCAAGGAACAGTTAGAATGTTAGCATCTAAAATGGTATTGCAAGAAATCGCAAGAAATTTACAAGATACATCTATTAAATATGTTAAACAGTTTGGTGAAAATGAAAAACTTTGGACTAAAGAAGCTAGACAAGAAATAGCAAATTATACAAAATTAATTCAAGATGTAACTTATTCATTAAAAGAACAAATTAGAGGTGCAGCAAGAGTAACTCAAGCTGGTAGAGTTAAAGTTGGTGCTGTAGGTGGTAAAGTTATTGATGCTGAAAAAGCTGCTGAATATGTAAGATTATATAATTCTAATCCTATTATTCTTGCTAAGAAATTTGCAAGTGGTTCTTTAGATGAGGTTATACAAAATGCTGGTAAAACTAAATATCAAAAAGCAATAGAAGTATTTAACTCGGCTTATATTAATTCATTATTATCTGGTGTATTTACACAAGCAGTAAACTTAAAAAGTGGATTATATGAAGCACTAATTAGACCAATGGAACAAGTAATTGGTGGAGCAATTACTAGAGATAAAAAATCAATTCAATTAGGATTTGCTCAGTATCGTGGAATGGTAATGTCATTTAGAGATACTTGGAAATCTGTATATATAGCTTTAAAACAAGGCGATGCTGTTCTTGATCCACTTGCTAGAACTCAAGATAATTTACAAATTGTTAATGGTAAAGCAGTTAGACCAATCAGTGCATCTAATTTAGGATTTAATGGTAGAGTTGGAACTGCAGTAGATTGGATTGGTAGAGCTATTGAACTTCCATCAAGATTACTAATTACAGGTGATGAATTTTTAAAACAAGTAAATTATCGTGGAAGATTATTTACTAACGCTTTAGAAAATACTATGGAACTTGGTTTAGATATTACATCTAAAGAAGGTAAAAAAAATATTGAAAGAATTTTAAAAGAAGGTTTTGATGCTAATGGATTAGCAAACATTAAAAATAATCCTATTAATGAAAAAGCATTACAATATGCAAGAGAATCAACATTTACTAATACGCTATCAAATGGATCTTATTTAAACTGGGGATCTAAAATTGAAAACTTTTTAAGACAATCTCCAGAGTTTAGATTTATTATGCCATTCATTAGAACACCAACAAACTTATGGAGGCATTTTAGTAATCGTATTCCTGGCTTTGGTTTACTGACAAGACAAAATAAAGAATTATGGAATAGTGGAGATAGACGTGCAAGAGCAGAAGTTCTAGGAAGACAAGCTCTAGGATTTGCTGGAACAATGTATGCACTAGATGTTGCATTAGAATATGTTGAAACTAAAGATGGTATGAGATTGCCTAAACTTACAGGTAATGGTCCAGCAAATTTTGATATTAAAAAACAATGGTTATCTCTTGGCTGGCAACCTTATTCATTTGCAAGACAAAATTCAGATGGTTCTGTAACTTATATTCAATATAACAGAATGGATCCTCGTTTTTATGTTTTAGGTATTATTGCAGATATGAAAGAAAATATTGCAAACATTAATGATGAAGATAAGTCAGATATATTTGGTTCTGCATTTTTAACTGTTTTTAAAAATGTAACTAATAAAACTTATCTAAGAGGATTATCAGATATATTTGAAGTTTTAGCTGAACCTACTCCTAAAAACATTTCTCAATTCTTTGGTGGAGTTGTAGGTAATGTTATTCCTTTTGTATCATTTAGATCTCAAGGTGTTCCTATACTTGGAATAGATCCAGATAAAGAAGCATTTCAAACAAGATCTTTTATTGATCAAGTAATTTCTAAAACTCCTTTTGCTAAAGGTTATTTAGAAACAAAAAGAGATATATTAACAGGAGAACCTATTGAGAAGAAACCAACAGGATTAGTTATAAATCCAGATGGTATAGCTTCTTTTTCTTTTTGGTTTATGGGACCAACAATGGTTGGAAAATCATCAGATGTTAAACAAGATCCAACAGCTTATGAAGTTGCAAGACTTAAATTAACACTATCTGCACCAGAAATTAAAAAGTTTAAAGTTGATTTAACTGAATTTAAAAAAGGAGATCAAACTGCTTATGATTATTGGTTAGAACAAGTTGGTAAATCTAAGGATTTTGATGGTACAACACTAAAACAAAAACTAGAAAATACATTTAAAACATCACAATATAAGTCAGCTAAAGAAGGTGATGAAACATTTGAAGGTGGTAAAGAGTATATTATTAAAAGAATCTTTGAGGGTTATAAAAAATTAGCCTATATTAATATGTTACAAAAATATCCAGAAGTTAGAAAAGAAATAGAAAAATCACAAGGATATAAGTATCAAATGCTTACACCTTTAAAGTCTGGTGAAAAACAAATACCTAAAGGATTAGAATAATAATAGACATAGTGATTAAAATATAATAAAGGAACTTTATGACAATATCCTCAACTACAGTTAAGAATAGTTATAGTGGTGATAGTACAACAACTACGTTTACATATACATTCAAGATATTCGCAGACTCAGATATTCAAGTAATCATTCGTTCATCTACAGGAACTGAAACAACTAAAACTATTACAACTCACTATACAGTAACAGGTGCTGGTAACTCTGGTGGTGGATCAGTTATATTTA